CAGGATGCTTGGGATCAGGCCATGTTTGGTTTGCGTCTCGGCCGTAACCCACGGACCATTGCGACGACAACGCCCAAGCCCACCAAACTTATCCGCGAACTAATTAAAGACCCTACTGTAGCTGTAACTAAGGGCACCACTTACGAGAACAAGACCAACCTTGCTCCAACCTTCTATTCGAAGATTATCAAGAAGTACGAGAACACCAGGCTCGGCCGGCAGGAGCTGAATGCCGAGGTCCTTGATGACAACCCCGGCGCGCTCTGGAAGATGGCCGACATCGAAGAGACGCGCATCACGCATGATGAGTTCAAGAAGCTCGAGCTCTCGCGCATCGTGGTTGCCATCGATCCGGCGGTAACGAGCAACGAAGAGTCCGACGAGACCGGCATCATCGTGGCCGGACAGGATTTCGGAGACAACACGCATTACTACATCCTCGAGGATGCTTCGGGCATTTACACGCCGGATGGCTGGGCCAGCAAGGCCGTGCTGCTCTACCACAAGTGGGAAGCAGACCGGATTGTGGGCGAAGTGAACAACGGCGGCGACATGGTCGAGACCACCATCCGCCACAAAGATCCGAACGTCTCGTACAAGAGCGTCCATGCGTCCCGCGGCAAGGCGGTGCGCGCCGAACCCGTGAGCGCCCTCTATGAGCAGCACCGGGTTCACCATGTGGGCACGCTGGGAACGCTCGAAGATCAGCTTATCAACTGGAATCCCAAGACGGACGATGATTCTCCCGACAGGTTAGACGCTGATGTGTGGGCACTTACAGAGCTTGCCGGCGAATGGGAAGGCTGGGAAGGGCTGCTGAAGCACTACCGCGGGGTCGCCACAGCGGCCGTAGAAGATACCAAGAAGCCTGAGCCGGTACCGAAGGCCGACGGCGTCAGGCCGGCGCCAGAGTCCGTAGAGGCAAAGGTCCCAAAGCCACTGCGCGCCTACAACGAGATGCTCGCTAAGCTCACGCCGATAGACGCCTGCTCGAAGTGCGGCAAGCCGCTTGGCTCGAATGTGAGCACTGATGGCTTCAATAGCTGGCATCCGGAATGCGACAAGCCGAGTTGGGCCACTGCCGATTGATAAGTCAGCGCTGCGGTAAGATTCGAGTTAGTTAGATGGGAGTTAGCCCATGAATTTTGACGATAACGAAGAGGTTTCGGACTTCTTCGGCAAGGCGCCTCTTGGCGGCACTCAGTCGCCGATAAGTCCAGGATTCGGGATGTCTGGTGTTCCAGGTGACTTCCGTGGCGGCCGGCGCGCACCGCAAAGCTTGCGTGGCTCACGCGCGGATGCTCTTGTGCCGCGTGTGCCAGCGGAACTCTTGGCACCCGACAGCGAGCCCGCTCCCAACCCCAACGACCGCCAGGGTATGCCGGCGCCGTACATCGATGACATAGACATCGATCGCAACTGGTTTTCTCCCTTCCAGCCGGTCTATCCGTTTGGGCCGCCCTATGTGAACTACCCGCGCGAATGGGATTACCCGGTCGGCGTCAACCTCGAGTACAACCCGGCGCGGTTCCAGCTTTACTCCATGCTGCGCGCCCTGGCCGAAGGCAGCGGCATCATCTCTACGGTCCGCGAAGCCCGCATCGACGAGCTGGTCGGCCTGCCGTGGAAGTTCACCGTGAAGGACACGAAGACCGGTAAAGACTCCGATGACGACCCGCGCATCCAGGAGCTGAACGACTTCTTCAAGAAGCCAGACCGCAAGAAGCCCTATCCGATGTGGATGCGGATGATCTTCCGCGACCGCTATACGATCGATGCCGCCAGCGCGTACATCTGGCGCAACAAGGCGCAGAACAAACCCTACGCAATAGAGGCATTGGATGGGGCCTCGATTAAGCCGCTGATCGATGACTCCGGCCGTATCCCCGACTGGCCGAACCCGGCGTACCAACAGATCATCAAAGGCATGCCGATGAACAACTACACCGAGCGGGAGATTATCTACATGCCCGCCCGGCCGCGGACCGAATTCCCCATCATGGGGTATTCGGAGATCGAGCAGATCCTGATGGAGGCCACCCAACAGGTCCGCAAGACGCTCTACATGTTGAATTTCTGGAAGGAAGGCACAATTCCCGATGTGATGTTGGGCGTGCCTGAAAGTTGGACTCCCGAACAAATTGCGACCTGGCAGGCATCCTTTGATGCGCTGCTGTCCGGGAACCTGAAGCTCAAGTCGAAGATCCGGTTCATCCCGGGCGGCATGAAGCCCTTCGAGATGAAGGGATCGGCCGGCGACTTGCTGAAGTCTGATTACGACGAGTGGATGGCGCGCATCGTGTTCTTCTGCTTCCGCATGGACCCGAAGCCCATGGTGAAAGAACCGGAGCCGCGGTCGAACGCAGAGCAGATGAAAGAGCAGATGCGAGCCCAAGGGCTCAACACCGAAATGGTCTGGTGGTCTGCCTTCATGGAAGAGTTGATCCGCGTCGGGTGGGGCTGGACCGACATCAAGCACGTATTCAACGAAGATGAGGACATTGCGGCGACCGACCAGGCGACGGTGGACGCTTCTAACTTGAAGGTTGGCGCCCGCACCGTGAACGAGTTGCGCGAGCGCGACGGTCTGGACCCTGTCGACGGCGGCGATGAGCCGATGGTCTATACCGGATCCGGCGCCATGCCGCTGAAGGTTCTGGCGGCCCAAACGGCGCTTCCGGTGCCCGCCGCGCCCGGTGGTAAGCCTGGTGCAAAAAAATCTGCGGGGGACAAGGGGGCCGGCAAGGCAGCCGACAGCCCTTTAGCAAAGCGGGTAAGTCGCTGGAACAAATATTAGCGGCCTACCTCAAGCGCAAGGGCAAGGAAATTGCCGCCTCAATTGTGGTCGAAAAACAGGAAACGCCGGATATTATCAAGGCCGCCGATTTGCCCGACTTTGAGGAGTTATTAAGCCGCCTCGAACTGCACATGGATTGGGGTGACTTGATAAGCGAAGTTACTCCGCATCTGGGCGCAGACGCCGAAGCCGCGGCGCATGATTTTCTTATCAATCTCGGCATCACGGAAGCCAGAGACAAGGCCCTCTGGACCCGGGTTTCGGAGCACGTCCGGCAGATGGCCCAGCAGCGCGCGGCAGAGCTTGTGGGCAAGCGCGTCCTCGAGGATGGCCGCATTGTCGACAATCCCAACGCCGAGTGGGCCATCACGGAGACGACGCGCGAAAACCTGCACGACCTGGCCGAAGATGCGATCGCTGAAGGCTGGACCGTTAACCAGCTGCAGCACAAGATCACCGAAAGTGAAGACTTCTCGCCGGCGCGGGCGCTGAATATAGCGCGGACCGAGAAGGCGTACGCGCAGAACCGGGGAGAGCACACTGCGGCCAAGGATGTTGGGTTCACCCACAAGGAATGGAACATGGCCGCCGAGGCCTGCGACGAATGCCGTGAAAATGAGGAAGCCGGCCGGATCGGCATTGACGATGTGTTTCCCTCTGGCGATGAAATCCCGCCGGCGCATCCCGCCTGCAGATGTGATGCGCTGTACTATGAATCAGCCGAAGACGAACCCGAAACCGAAGAGGAGTAAATGCAGCGCATTGAAATAGAGGAACACCGTCCGAAGCCCGCCACAGCCTCTATGCCGACCACTGCGGAGGTGATCCAGCGCGCCGCGGCGATGCTGGCCCCTATCCTGCCGCCTGAGTTCTACGGCCGCATCACGTTCTTCTATGAGCACGGGCGCCCGAAGCGTTACGTCGAAGAGCGGAGCATTCAGCTTTGACTTTCATCGTGTCCAAGCCGGCGGCCGACGTCCTGCGCCAGAGCATGTTCATCTACCACGATGACCTTGGGGTGCGGGTGCCGGAAGGGGTAACGCTCACTCCGGAGATTCAGCAGGAGATCGAGGCTTTTCTGCGCTCGGTGCGGATTCCCGTGAAAGAGGCTGCAACTTCGGTTTTGGCTGCAGTTCTGGAACAGCAGGGGATTTCTGTGGATTCGAAGCGCGCGGTGCACTAGCGGCGATCTCTTCAAGAGCCTTCTTTGCCTGCCCGTACCGACGTACCAGCGCCATCAACGCCCACCAGGCCGTCACTTCCTTGCCGCAGTCCTCACACGTGATGATCTGTCCGTTCTCATCGATCTGCAGGTGGTTGTGGATGCAGCGCGGATGGGGCTTGCCGTTGATCTCTACCTGCGTGTCGGGGGCGGAATCCGAGTAGCGGATGCGCAGGTCGCCGAACTGGTAGATTTTGGCCAAGGTTAATCCTTTGCTCGCGCATTCGGGCAAGTAAAGTTCGCCGGCGTGGTCACCATCTCCAGCCGAGTCGACACGATAGCGCAGCGGCCATACCGTTCCGCGCGGTGCCCATCGAATCCGCCTAGGTAGGGATTGTTGACATCCCAATGCAGGCATTCACCGCAACGCACTGATGTGTCCGTAATCACCATAGCTTCGGGGAATAAACAGCTCATTGCTGTTCGCCCTCGATCGTCAGCGGTTCGTCCTTCGCTTCCTGGGCTCCGTGCGCGGCCGCCAGATGGCCTACCTGCTGCTCGAGCTCCTGGGGTGAGTACACCCGGTCCAGATGCGCGAATGCGAGGTCTGACGTCGGCG